AATACAGCAGTTTCTGCAAAACTTAAATTTAAGTTCTAAAATCCTAAATATAAAAGACACTTCATCAAGAGACTGATGGATAATCCAAATAAAAGAGAAAAGTGTATGAGTACTGTTATTCGTATTGCGATTTTGGGTTGGTCCGCTGCTCTTCTTACTGCTAGTTATGCTGGGGCTCTATCTAAAATGGACCCCACTTTCATTGCAACTGTTTTCACCGCATCCGCTGCAACTTTCGGTATTAATACAATGAAGAAGGGTGGTGATGAAGATGAGAAGAAAGAAGAACCACGCAGAGAAGTAGTTGCAGAACCTACTCCAGAACCTGAAGCACCAGAAGTTGCTGTTGCAGAACCAACTCTTGAAGAAAGAGTTGAAGTATTAGAAGGTCAAGTACAGCCCCGTACAGGAGGAGTATAATGTCTAAGTCTGCAAATAAAGGTAAGAAAGGTTCTGCTGGGGATAAACAATCCAAGCAAAATCAAGGTAACGCCACTGCTAAAAAGGCAAAGAATGGTGGTAAGAAAAAATGATTGAGTTTATGACTTTGACTATTGTTGGACATATGATAGTGGGACCTGATTTGTGTCAGACAGATTATTTGAATAATAATAAAATATATACATTCACATACCCATGCCAAGAGAATGGAACACTCCTAAACGAGAGTGTTGGAATGCTCCCATCCATCAAATACTCAAAGCTATAGATAATCACACCCGTCTTCATATGGAGACGGGTGATTTTTGGCATGAAGAACAGGCCCAGATCTTGAGAAAGTATGTAAAAGATTTGAAAGTCTGGATACATAAACAAGAAGGTTGGTGGAACGAATGAAAAAGTTATTCACCTCAATTGGTTTAGTTTTATCTTTAGCATTTCCTGCTATAGGGGCATCATTAGAACCAAAACAACCAACAGTACAACCTTATAGTGCAGAAGCAATGGGATGTATGATCCTCCTAGAATGCACTGAGGGTGTGGAAAGACTTACGGTAGATTCTGAACTACTAAAGAATCCGGACTTTGATCCGTTTAGAGAAGAACTAAAAAGAATTATTACTGCTCTTGATGGTGTAAATGTTCCGGTATATGTCGCTCAGGAAAGATATTTCACTAGGAGAACAGTGGGATTATATAAACCAAACTATAACCGTTTCTTTGTAAATGAAACTCTTCTGAAAGATCCCAGAGAGTTTCTAGGAACAATGAGACACGAAGGATGGCACGTTGTTCAGGATTGTATGGGTGGTGGGTTACAAACATCCTTTATGGCACAAGTACATCAGGATTCTGAAATACCTGCTTGGGTAATGAAGCAGACTAGATTGACTTATGAATCAATGATGCAAAGTCGTGCTGTTCCCTGGGAAGCAGATGCTAACTGGGCAGAAGAGCAGTCAAATGTAACTGCTGAGAAGTTAGAAATGTGTGCTAAAGGTCCACTATGGGAACAGATTAGACCAACTCCAATGACTATGGATTGGTTGATTGGGTGTGGGTGGATGAAACCACAAGAGGGTAAGTATCCTTATTATCCAAATAAAAAAGCAGAGTATTGTACAGAAGGTAAATATTGATGGATTTTCCCTGGGGAGTTGTTACAATATTAGGATGCGGTCTTATCTTTACTGCATATGTGATTTACTACATATTACGATTAGCACACGAGGAAATGAAAGATGAAAAATTTAGCAATCATTCTATCAACGACAAGCCTTCTCATTAGTGGAGCACTTTGTTATGGTGCTTATGTGACTTATAAAAAAGCAGAAGCAATACTCAACAATCCAGAAGAGTTTGTTGGTAAGGTTGTGGAGAATCAAGTCAACAAAGCATTTGAAAAATTACCCATTCCAAAACTAAATACTGAGAAGTTTAAATTACCATTCTAATGGATAAGGATCCTTATATTTACAGAATTAAGTCTGTTCTTAAAGTTGTAGATGGAGATACAATAGATGCTGCTATTGATCTAGGTTTTGATATTTCTCTCACTAAGCGAATTCGCCTTGCTGGGGTTGATACTCCTGAGTCACGCACTACAGATGCGAATGAAAAGAAACTCGGACTTGAAGTTAAAGAATGGCTCAAGAAAAAGTTAGAAGGACAAACTGACGTTATCGTTAAAACAGAACTCCCAGATTCCACCGAAAAGTACGGTAGAATTCTGGGACATTTGTTTATTGGTGATAAGGAAGTATCCGCAGTCAATAAAAAGAAATCAGTTAATCAAATGATGATTGATGAAGGATATGCTTGGGAATATGATGGCGGCACAAAGAAAAAAGATTTTGCTTTATTGGAGTCTAGGAGACAAAAATGATATACTTTAATATTGTTAGATTGTTCGTTATTATCTGGGCAGCACTTATGATTTCTGCTGTAGAATCTGTTGCTATTAAAACAGAAGGTCAAGTAGAACTTGAAAGTACAAGTAGAGATGCATATGCAAAAGTTCTTGTACTTGCTGTAGGTTCATTTTTAGGAGATGCTGCTTTTAAATTAAAGAAAAAAGAGGTGTTAAAAAATGACACAGACAATAGTAAAAAGTGAAGAAGAAAACGAAATTAAACAAAAAAAGGTCGAGAGAGATAATATCTTCCTCGACATACTTTATAATCTTGTAGTTCAACTTCCTGCGATTGCAGTTACTTGGGTAATATCTAAAATTAATTGGGATTAGATTGATAAACGAGCAGATAGTTTCTTAGCAATTTTTTTAGCAGGGGCAAAGAGAGGTTTAAATCTTTCTTTGCCTTCTTTTGTGAATTTATCTTTTATTATATCATCAATAATAATCTTGTTATCAATTTCATAGAGAGAATTGATTTCAACTTGATCACGAATGTATTGCTCTACACTATCAGTTTGACCAACTAACTTTGTACCATCTGCAGAGTATTCAAAAATATCAACGTGACCACCTTCAGACATTACATAATGAAGGACTGGTTTGACCTGTTTAATTTTAATTTTAAACTTATTTTTTGTTGCCTCTTTAATTAAGGGTTCGGCAGCATTCTTTAATGCATTTAGAACTGTAGTTGATGCAATAGTTGCAGCAGTTGTGACTACTGCGACAGCACCAGCCGTAGCAACAAGAGAAGGGTCAGGTAAATTAATATCGATTCCACCGACTGTAAAGGTTGGTTGAGGTTTATCTGCTGGAATTTCTGCAACTGGAGTAGGTACAGGAGTTTGAATAGGGAAGGTTTGAACAACCTGAGGCAGTTGAGGAGGGGGGGTAGTATCTGGTAACCCCCTTGTCTTCTCTTGTTTTTCTGCTTCTTGTTTTTGACGTTCTGCATTTACTGCAGCATCAAACTCTGCTTGAGTTGGTACATTAATAACTGGATACTTAATTGTAGTATTTGGAACATCAACAACAGGAATTTCTAATCCACGAACAACAGGTTGTTCAACACTACGAACATTTGGCCTATCTATAGTCGATATTATAGATGGACCGGATATTCGATTGATGTTTGCGTTTGGTACGCTAATCGGATTATTTCCGATTATAGGTCTTAGATTTGGATTATCAATTAGTTGTATTGGTTCCATTAACCACATCCTCAACTCTTGGGTATTTCACAACAACATCTGCACAAACTTTGAAGTAAGGACTATCGGGATGGAACATAACTCCATTTTTATATGCTTCCCCACATTTCAATAATCTTACCAGTTCAAAATCTAAACGTGCTTTATCAGTCTCTGCTTGCTGCCTAGCAATTTCAGTTGCTGCTCTTTTCTTACATAAGTCCATTAGATGACCATCTAATGGAATATTGAATCCAGCAGAAAGTCCCCAATTTCCATTACGCGATGCAAAAGATTCTGGATCGTCACTGGCATTGTTGCTACTCATAGCAAATGGAGAAAACGAGAATGTTGCTCCTTGGCAACTTACTCCACTACCATAAGTATTAAGTGCATATGGTCCTTGAAGAACTTGAACGGCTTGGTTAGTTACATTTCCTGTAGCACTTGCACTTGGTCCAGCAATGTTTGTATTACTAGGTGCAGGAGTGCTTTGAGCAAACGCAGTTCCTGTTGAAATTATTGCGTAAAGACAGATATTGATGTAGTAGTTGATTGGGTTTCTGTGGTGCGATCTATCCATGTTTCTTTTGCCACTCCAGGTCCGAGATAGGTTTCACTGAACTGGAATGGAGCACCTTGCGTCATGATCGAATAAGCAGCACCTCTTTGAGGAACGCCAGGAATGTTGATGTTCGTACCAGTTACAGTATAAGATTCACCAGTTGTATATTCAACTTGGCGGATTGTTTCTATAATCTTTGTAGTAGATTCTGTGGTTGCATTAATTGTGCCCCTTGTAAAATTAGGCACAACACTTTCAGCATAAACGGGAGTACAAATGACTCCCGTTGCTAAAAGCAAAACGGGAGTTAAAAGTCTCATTTGAATACGCTTAACTCAATAGATCTTTGAGCAGTTGCACTTGTCCCTGCACCACCAGCAGTAACAGTTGGGACACCAGTTGGGGAAAGAGTACCTGCAAGAGTTCCTTTCTCACCACCAACTTGAGTCACACTATCTCCGTAGAGATTTGGTGTTCCAATAACACCATTAGTAACTGTTTGAGTAGTAACGGGAGTATCAGCAGCATTAAAACTTTCGGAGAAAGTAAATGCTTGTCCTGGAGTATTGATATCATAGGTTCCAGCACCACCAACACCCCCAAAGGATGTTGCTTGGATATTGGTTCCTGAGGCTGAATAGGAAGCACCAATTCGGGTTGATTGAACCGCAGCACCATCAACTTTCAATTGAACGGAATCAGTGATTTTTGATGTGATTTCAGCAGCATTAACTGGGATTGCGAAGAATAACGAAAAGGCTAATAGAAGTCTTTTCATTTTCTTTTTTGTGATAAACACTATTGTTATTTAGGAGATTGTGGTAAAATAAATAATCTAAAGAACAATTAGTAATATAGTGGCACTTAAGAAACCATCAGATTTATTTAATTCGCAAGATATCTCTGGAGTATTTGAAACGCCAGAAGTTTCTTCAGACATTGTAGAAAGTTACGATAAATTTCGTATTAACTTTGATAGAGTTAACGAACTTTCTGAAAAAGTAGAAACATTATCTCAACAACTTTCTGAAAAACTGAGCAGAACTGAACTTGAGAATGCAATGCTTTCTCAGTTAATGATTCTTGATGAAAATTTTAAGTCCTTTCAAAATCAGATTAATGGAATTAATAAAGAAGATTTAAGAGAATTTAAAAGCACTGTTTTTAATCTTGCGGAACTTGTTGGGAATATTGTAGAAAATGAGATCCCAAAATATAAAAAGCAAGTTACTAAGAGTGAACTCTATGTTAGCGAGAAAGTTAATCAAATTCAAGAAGTAATAGAAGAAAATATAATCAATATTCGTGAAGAGATTGATACTAAATTTGGTAATATTGCCGAAGTTGTTGACCATAACATTGAATGTCTTAATCAACAAATTCAAGAAAACTCGTCTAAAATTAAAGAGACTACAAAAGTTTATAATAATCTTTCTCAAGTTTTAGAAAATAAAATTTTAAAGGAAAATCAAAAATTTGAAGAATATTCGAATTTAATTAAAAATCTTTCTTATGCATTTGATGAACTTTCTGAAATTTTTAAAGAAGAACTTTCTGTATCATCGCATCTGAATGAAGAGAAGTTCAAAGAGTATCAAAAAGAAATTGAAAGTAGACATATTGAAATCCAAACTTCTATTGATACTCGTTTAGAAGACTATCGGAAAGATCTTGTTGATATAAAAACAGATGTTGCTATCAATGAACAGCATATCAAGAATGTAGATAACTATCTGCAAGAAAATCATAAAGAAATTGTTCAACTTAAAGAAGAAGTTTTTTCTCAGATTGAAAAATTACCTGTTGGAAATTTACAAGAGAATCTTGAAAGATTAGAAAAGAAAATTGATTACATCAAAGAAACATATTCTAAGATTGAATCTGAAGACTTAGTAAAAGAAGTTATTTCTGAAGGTCTTTTAAACGAACCCCCAGAAACAAAGAATTCAGATTCTCTTACACCACTCAATCAAAACTTTGTAACTCTAGAACAACTTCAAGAGCATTATCGTCTATTCATCAATCGTATTCAGCAACAGCTTGCTACCATTGGTGGTGGTGGTGAAACACAACTTAAGTATCTTGATGATGTTGTTGGTATTGCTACCGATCCAAGTTCTTATGATGGGAAGTTTCTTAAGTATGACCATTCTCTAGGTAAGTTTGTATTTGAAACTGTTTCTGGTGGTGGGGGTGGTATTCAAGGAATTCAAGGAATTCAAGGTACTGATGGTTCTAATGGCACTCAAGGTACTCAAGGTACTCAAGGTACTGATGGTGCTACTGGTACTCAAGGTATTGCTGGATCTCAAGGTACTCAAGGTATTCAAGGTTCTCAAGGAATTACGGGTTCTGGTACTCAAGGAACCACAGGATCTCAAGGCATTCAAGGTACTCAAGGTACTGAAGGTACTCAAGGAACCACAGGATCTCAAGGCATTCAAGGTACTCAAGGTACTGAAGGTACTCAAGGAACTGTAGGTACTCAAGGCACTGAAGGTACTCAAGGAACCACAGGATCTCAAGGTATTCAAGGCACTGAAGGTACTCAAGGAACCACAGGATCTCAAGGTATTCAAGGTACTGATGGAACTTCAGGTACTCAAGGAACCACAGGATCTCAAGGTATTCAAGGTATTCAAGGTACTGAAGGTGCTCAAGGAACCCAAGGAACTCAAGGAACCACAGGTACTCAAGGTACTCAAGGTACTGAAGGTGCTCAAGGAACCCAAGGAACCACAGGTACTCAAGGTACTCAAGGTACTCAAGGTACTGAAGGTGCTCAAGGAACCCAAGGAACCACGGGTACTCAAGGTACTGAAGGTACTCAAGGAACCACAGGTACTCAAGGCACTCAAGGCACTCAAGGTACTGAAGGTGCTCAAGGAACCCAAGGAACCACAGGTATTCAAGGTACTACTGGAACACAAGGTATTCAGGGTATTCAGGGTGCTACATCGAGTGCCTTGGGATATTATGGAAGTTTTTATGACACTACCAATCAAGTTAGTGCCGGAACAACTGCAAGAAATCTAGTTGCGATTGGTCAAACTGCAGAATCATATGCGGTCAATATTGTAGACGGGACAAAAATTAAAGTAGATAACTCTGGTGTTTATAATGTCCAATTTAGTTTTCAATTAGAGAAAACAAATGCATCTACTGATACAGTTGATATTTGGATTGCTAAAAATGGAAGTGATGTTCCATATACTGATAGTCAAATTACAATTCAAGGTGCTGGAGAAACAGAGATTCCTGCTTGGAACTTTGTATTGTCATTAAATGCGGGAGATTATATTGAATTTTATTGGTCTTCCAGTGATGCGGATATGCAGTTGTCTACACTTCCAGCAGGAAGTAATCCAACTCGACCTGTTAGCCCTTCAGTTATTGTAACTATTGCGGAAGTAGCAAGTGCATTATCTGGAGCTTCTGGAGGAGGAACACAAGGAATTCAAGGAATCCAAGGTACTGGAGGAACTCAAGGAATTCAAGGAGCATCGGGTATTCAAGGTACTCAAGGAATATCGGGTACTGAAGGTGCAGCAGGTACTCAAGGTACTCAAGGTACTCAAGGTACTCAAGGTACTGAAGGTGCTCAAGGAACCCAAGGAACGACAGGTATTCAAGGTACTCAAGGTACTGAAGGTGCTCAAGGAATCCAAGGAACTCAAGGAACCACAGGTACTCAAGGCACTCAAGGTACTGAAGGTGCTCAAGGAACCCAAGGAACCACAGGTACTCAAGGAATATCAGGTACTGAAGGTGCAGCAGGTACTCAAGGAACCACAGGTGCTCAAGGTACTGAAGGTACTCAAGGAATATCAGGTACACAAGGAATTCAAGGTACTCAAGGAACCACAGGTACTCAAGGAATATCAGGTACTCAAGGAACCACAGGTGCTCAAGGTATAACAGGTGCTCAAGGAACCACAGGTGCTCAAGGTACTCAAGGTACTCAAGGAATTCAGGGAAGTGATGGTGTAGGCACTCAAGGAATTCAAGGAATTAGTGGAGTAACTGTTTTAGGTTCAAATAATAACTATAGCGGAATCACAACTTTTAGTGGAAATGTATTTACAACTGCAGGATTGCAGGTACAACAAGTAGAAGAAACATATAATACCTATAGTACTTCAATAGCATCTGCAGCAGTTGTTTCTCTTGATTGTTCAACTGGAAATACTTTCTACGTTACTTCAACAGTTAGTGGAAACTGGACTGCAAATCTTACCAACTTGAATTTAAGTGCAAATTGTTTGACTAATGTGACTTTGATGATTACACAAGGTACAACTGCTTATGTTCCAAATGCACTTCAAATTGGTGGTGTTTCACAAACAATCAATTGGCAAGGGGGATCAATCCCAACTGGAAATAATTCCAAGAAAGATGCAATTGCATTCACAATCTTCTATACAGGAAGTGTATATAATATCTTCGGACAACTTGTAACATTCGGATAATCTTATGTTTGGTCTAGCATCGCAAAGTTATAGAGTAGGTCAAAGACCTGGTGTTATAGTTGTAGATCCCAATACTCTACCAAACCTTCAAGTTTGGTATAATGCAGATTTGGGAACTTCTGCTTCTGGAAACTTTAATGTAAACTTGACAAGTGGTGACGATGTTTCTCAGTGGAAAGACCGTTCTGCATTTGGAAACAACCTTAATAAATCAGGTAATAACTCAGTCAAACCAAATTGGATAGCAAACCAAGCAGGTGTTGGAAATACTTTTGGTGTTATCCGTTTCAATGGAACTTCTGAAAGTTTAGATATTAATCCTATTCCTTGGTTACAAAGTTTGGGTGGATTTTCATTATTTGTTGTAGCAAGAGCATCAACCGTTGGAGTATCGGCTAGAACTATTTGTACAACAAATACAGGAGGTTTTCAGATTACACACAATGGAACTAATTGGAGAGTTGAGGCAGGAAATTGTAGTGGAGTTTCCACAGTTACTGGTGTTGGAGATACTTCTAGGTTTAACATTTATAGTTTGATTTTTGATGGGATTGGTGTGGGAAATACTGCAAGACTTAAATTTAGATATAACAAAATTCCTCAAACATTAACATATACTGGTATTGCAAATAGTATTACTAGTGCATCTGCATCTACTTTTTATGTTGGGGTAGGTACTCTGGGTAATTCTGGATTTTTTAGTGGTGATATTGCGGAAATTATTATGTTTACAAGAGCTATCAACTCTTCTGAAATTGGGGGTGTGGAATCTTATATGACTGCACACTGGAACCTCTGAACCACTTGACAGGTAAGTGATTTTAGGTTAAAATCTTGGGGGTTACTCCCGAAATTAACTTCGTTTTATATTATGCTATTTTCCAAATCTTATAGGAAATTTGATAGTAAAAAGTTTTTTGGAAAATTTAATTTTAAATCAACCAAACAACGATCAAAAACTAGTACGTCTTCTTTTAGTTATGCTGATGCCCCTAGTGTATCGGGTGAAGTAATACCTTGGGGTGTCCGCGCAGTCTGGCAAGGAGAAGACATTGCTAAACGAGGAAACTTTGCAAGCGATACTTATGCGTTTGTGATTGACTCTGGCGTATCAGATCAAACGGGAGATCTTAACTTTGCTCCAGCAGAGTGGAGTAAGAGTTGGATTTCTGGGCAATCACCATTTACGGATGCTAATGGTCACGGAACTCATATTGCTGGAACCATTGGTGCTCTTGTTAATGGAAGGGGAATTGTCGGCGTTGCACCTGGAGCGCAGATTATTTCTCTAAAAGTCAACAATGATGCTGGTTTTGGTGATGGTTCAACAACTGCAAAGGCAGTTGACTATGCGATTGATGTTATTAATAAAAACAATCTGGATAAAAGCAAGGTCGTTATTAATCTTAGTATCAATGCGACCTTTGACCCATTGCTAAATTCGTCTGTTATTAATGGCGCTAATCAAGGTATTAAATTCGCAATTTCTGCTGGAAATAATGGAAAAGATGTAGATGGATTTTCTCCTGTGTCAACTGGATATCATCCAAATGTCTTTACTGTTTCTGCAGTAGATAGCAGCAACAGAATGCCTTTTTGGTCTAATTGGGATCGTATTGATTCTAATGATAGTGTTGATGATGTTGATTTTTCTGCTCCTGGAGTTGGAATCCTTTCATATTATAAGAATAATCAACTCTCTGAGTTGAGCGGAACATCAATGGCAACTGCACATATTTCAGGTTTATTGATTACTGGTGGAGTTCAAGCGGGTAATTATGTAACTCCAAATTATTCGGATACATCAGATCCCTTTGCAATCACGAGTACACAGGTATTTAACCCTTCGGCAATAATTACATCTGGACCTTATCCGACACCTGCCCCTCCAGTATCCACATTTAAATTATCAGCACCCTCTAGCGTCAAAGAAGGTGAGACCCTGAAGGTCGATATTGCAACTACTAATCTTCGGGTTGGTTCTGACATGTATTGGCAAATTTCTGGAAATGGGATTGAGATGAATGATTTTTATTCTATCAATAATCTCTGGGGTAATGCAATTGTTGCTGATAATGGAACATCTTCAATCAACTTTAATATTAAAAAAGATGGCATTACAGAAGGAAATGAAGTGATTAAATTTGAATTATTTGATAGTTCTCATCCAAGTACTAGAAAAAAAGTCACAGAATCACTTATTACTATTGAAGACACATCTAAGACTCCACCACCGATTCAATATCAATGGGGAACCACTGGTAATGATGTGATTAATGGTGGCGAATTTCGGGACACGATCACGGGTTCTTTGTCTTCTGGAACATCGCTGTCCGCAATGGGTTCTGGTCAAATTGATGTATTGATAGGAGGTTCTGATACTGATGTATTTGTTCTTGGTGACAGTCGTGGTATATTTTATAATGATGGAGTAAGTAATTCCTTAGGAAGATTTGATTATGCTCTCATCAAAGACTTTAAAGTTGGAGAGGACAAAATCCAAGTAAAATCTGGATTAGGCGGATATCTTTCTGAGGTTGTTAATGGAAATCTTTCGTTGTATTGGGATGTCAACAGGACGGGAAGGATAGAGACTAGTGGTTTCAGATCTGATGAATTGATTGCTGTATTTGAAGGAGTTACTGCTTTAAGTAATAGTGAGTACATTGCAGTGAGGTGAATCTGGAAGGGTGTAAGGGCTTGACAGGATATCCCGACACTGATATGATAAATACAACAACAGGTTAAGGATTACAACAATCTCTTAACACTTGTGCTCCCGTTAACCGAGACCTATGGGAGGGTAAATACGTCTCTCATATCCGCACTGGAGGGTGGTGCGGAGCATAACGATACCAGTTCGTCCCCCCGAACTCTTATCTAACACTCTTAACAAAATGACTGCTACAATTTCACGTCAACAAAAATCGAATACTTGGGAACAATTCTGCAGCTGGATCACCAGCACCGACAACCGCCTCTATGTGGGTTGGTTCGGCGTTCTGATGATCCCCTGCTTGCTTGCTGCAACTACTTGCTTCATTATCGCATTCATCGGTGCTCCCCCAGTGGACATTGATGGCATCCGTGAACCTGTTGCTGGTTCTCTGATGTACGGAAACAACATCATCTCTGGTGCTGTTATTCCTTCGTCCAATGCTATTGGACTGCACTTTTACCCCATCTGGGAAGCTGCTTCCCTGGATGAGTGGCTCTACAACGGTGGTCCTTTCCAACTTGTTGTATTCCACTTCCTCATCGGCATCTATGCCTATATGGGACGTGAGTGGGAACTCTCCTACCGCCTGGGTATGCGTCCTTGGATCTGCGTTGCTTACAGCGCACCTGTTGCTGCTGCAAGCGCAGTGTTCCTCGTCTATCCTTTCGGTCAAGGTTCTTTCTCTGATGCGATGCCTCTGGGTATCTCTGGTACATTCAACTACATGCTTGTGTTCCAGGCAGAGCACAACATCCTGATGCACCCCTTCCATATGCTTGGAGTTGCTGGTGTCTTCGGTGGTTCTCTGTTCAGTGCTATGCACGGTTCTCTGGTTACTTCCTCGCTGGTTCGTGAAACCACCGAGAACGAGTCGCAGAACTATGGTTACAAGTTCGGTCAAGAAGAAGAGACTTATAACATCGTTGCTGCTCACGGTTATTTCGGTCGCCTTATTTTCCAATACGCTTCCTTTAATAACTCCCGTTCGCTGCACTTCTTCCTCGCTGCTTGGCCCGTTGTAGGCATCTGGTTCACTGCTCTTGGTGTTTCTACGATGGCCTTCAATTTGAATGGCTTCAACTTTAATCAGTCTATCGTTGATGGACAAGGTAAAGTTATTAACACCTGGGCTGACGTTCTAAACCGCGCTGGACTGGGAATGGAGGTAATGCACGAGAGAAATGCTCATAATTTCCCTCTTGACCTCGCTGCTTCTGAAGCAACTCCTGTTGCTCTTACTGCTCCCGCAATCGGTTGATAAAAACTCAATAGTTTTTGAGACCTCCTTCGGGAGGTCTTTTTTTTGTGCTCACTTGACTAAATAGTTAAACTTATGGTATAATAAGTTTAATGTTAAATAATCAAACTATGAAAACCTGCAACGTATGCGGTGAAACCAAACCGCTTTCAGAGTATTATCCAACTCAATTCAAGAGTAAAGAGTTTCCTGATAAAATCTATTATCACGGGAAATGTAAGTCTTGTTTCATTAAAGCAAAACAAAAAGATTATACTCCAGAAAAAGGTAGAGATAAAAATCTACGATATAATTATGGTATTACACTTGAAGAATATAATATTCTTTTAAGTAATCAGGAAGGTAAATGTGCTACTTGCGGAACTACTGAGCCAGGAGGTAGAAAATCTGGAAGGGGTGGTGGAACTAATGTATTTGTTGTAGATCATTGCCACGATACTGGTAAAGTTAGAGGTCTTCTTTGCCATAGTTGTAACAGGGCTATGGGACTATTAGGAGATAATGTAAACATTATTGAAAGTATGATTAAATACCTTGAGCAGTACGAAACCAATGTCTCATAATAATCAACATCATCCTATGGAATCCTGGATTATCTGGGCGGGTGTAGGTATGATGGTTTTTACAGTTCTTGTGTTTGTCTTATTCACTTTCGGTCAGATGTATTGGGGATAAAATAATTACTTGAGTTTTGTGTGAGGTTCAAGACATCTAATAATATCTGCATTACATCTACATTACATCTACATAACATCTGCATCATATTTGATATACCCTATAATGGGTACTTGATCTTATAAAGTATAATGCTATAATTACCCAGAAGAACAGGGGAAGATCCCCCAGTCTTCTCTTGTACTTTAAATCTTAAAAATTTATGAAACCTCTTTCATATTATCAAAAGACTTCAGTTTCAGTTCCGACGAAAGACAAGTATATGACCACCTACTATTACCGAAGGGGAGTAATGGTAGGAATGAAAGTCGGTCCTCATGATGAAAACTTTGAACCACCAAAGAATTGTGTGGAAGAAAAAGTATTAGACGAAGTTTCATATCAAGCACACTTGAAGCATTATCATGAAGAGATAAAAAAACTACAGGATGAATTTAAATATGATTTAATGAAAAAATATAATGTTCTGGGACATCCCAAAGCAGATGAGTGTTTCTATAAGGCATGGGATTTTGGAGAAAGTTCTGGACTATATGATGTTGAAGATTATTTTAGGAACCTCATAGAATTAGTAAAAGACCAATCAGTAAATTGTGTACATTGATATTATGTCATTAACTATTGAACAAATTGAAGAACAAATTTCCAATCTTCAAAAGACTTTAGATGAATTGAAAAATCCCAAATTGCAAGTCATTCGACAATTCACTGGACAATACTTTGCTCCTTATCAGGGAAGGCAGTATCGTCGTATGGAGTCCGAAGGTATTCCAATCTGGGAATGTTATTTGGATATTAAAAAGGAATGGGTTCTTGTTGAGACAAGAGAAAACAAACAACTCGAAAAAATTTATCTCAATGATTGCGTTCCTGAAATAGAGGAAACTGAAGATTAAAAAAGAAAGAGTGGTAAAACCACTCTTTTGACATTAAGTTGCTGGTGGTTCAGGAACTGGTTCGGGAACTGGAACTGGTTCAGGTACTGGAACTGGTTCAGGTACTGGAACTGGTTCAGGTACTGGAACTGGTTCAGGTACTGGGGGCTCTACAAATTCTTGATAGCACAAACATATGTCCCCATTTTTATCAATAAAATATGGTCGATATACTCTGTACATAACATTTGGCATGTACATGATTCTTGGTCTTGGTCTTAAATACTTCATTGAAACCCCCCTGATGATTTACATCCGATTGTAATTGAATTTTTAACTCAAAAACCTATAGAATAAATCTACGGTGTTAATATATGAATTTGTGTCCTCCTTTCTTATTTGGGTTCCTCCACAGGAACATATTTGTGTTGAATTTTATAACCTAATTCACTTGGAGTCCACCATCCAGATGCAAGAGTAGATATTGAAGTTGCTAAAATTGCCGATGCTATACCAACACCAACAATCATCCATTTAATTCTAGAAACATCTTCAATTTTTTTTTCTACTAAACTCACTTTTTTATTGACAGAATTACGTACTTCATCAATCATTTTAATGATTAATTCATTAGCTTGTGAATTTTGATCTAATCTGTTTTCATGTCTTTCAAGGATAATGGCAACAGTATGATTACTTTCAGAAATCTTATCTACGGCTTTTTCCAATTTATTCAACATCTGTTTAGATAGATCTTCATAAATTTGAAATCTAGATTCAAGGACCGCAAGTTCTTTGTTGCTTATGCCAAATCCCATAGTGGATAAACTCCGTATTAAATTGGAATATCGGTAGGGGGTTCAGCAGGTGCTGTGCAGATTCCTACTGATTCTGGTTCTGGTGTCATTGACTGATAAATGTCAGAATTCTGAATCACATCAGTCATAGTTCCATAGTTATCAATTCTTTGATCGACATTTGCAATCTGACTATCAATGATATTTTGTTGATAGTTATAAAATGGATTATAATATCTTCCATAATAATATGGATCAATGTTGTAATATCTTTTATAATATGGATATGGTTGATATCTGTAGTACATTTTAAATCTCCTACTTAGTAAGGATAGTATGGATAATGTGAATAATAAGGGCAATATCTATCATAGTAAGGATAGCACCCATAACGATAGTAGTCATAATAGTCATAGTATCTTCTATGGTAGTAGGAATAATTGTAAGGTCTCGGATAATACATTTGAGTCTCCTGTTTGGTTGGTTATCTCAAAAGTCCAAATGTCGTATCCCTCCTGTCTGATGTAATCAAAAGGAATCCAACAGTATCCGTTGTCTCCCCAACTCGTTCCAAAACTATTCTTTGCTAAGAATAATCTTTTTCCTAAATCATAACCAACCATACACATTGCGTGCCCACCAAGACTTTTTTCCTTTCTGGAAGGAAGATATACAGTAGAAATACTTTCATTTAGATCCATAAAACTATCATAAATTTCCATTCCAAATACAACAGGTTTGTTGTTATTCAGCACTTCAGTAATGTAATAAGTGCTAATAAGTTTTTGATACTTAAGAACCTTTCTTTTCTTGGCATCTTCATAGCATTCATCTGTTGGTTTATCATCAAACTTTTCTACGTCATAAGGCCATAGATCTTCAGAACAAACTCCAAACTTGGATAATGATTTCAGACCATCTCTTAAATAAATTCCATTATCTTCTGAAATACTTTCATACTCAGCGCGAGTGTTATAATAAATGAATAATCTACTGAGATGTATGAAGTATTCTGGATAATTTTGCCTTACCTTCATTTCATATGCATTTGTTAACGCATTAGAACTGCAACTACCCAATGTTCCTTGTGATTCCACAATCGTATCCCACTCACGAAGATCTACAAATTCTCGTAGAACTGCGCTATTATCTGATTGATAGATGTAATCTCTTACATCGGGTAGAGATGGTTTGATATTAAAGTTCATTGTTCTAAATTAGATAATTCTCCATTGTCCGCCACGAAATACTATAGATACTGACTGATTAGGTACTGATATAATATAATTGTTTGCATTATCAATTTTTTCAAGTCCTGATGGTTGAATAGTGATCTTTCCAGAACCTTGTCCATATTCATCTTTGATTGTATAAACTCTTCCAGTCACACCAGTAGGTAATGTAATCGTGACTGCAGAAGCACTAAAAACTCCAATATATTCATCGTTAGCAGTTGCTGTATAAGAACCAGTAACTCCTATAGTTGCAATTAAATCTGCACCAGAAGCAGAAATAGTAATATAACCAGTAGAGTTACTAACACTAATACCAGCTCCAGCAACAATTGAAAGAACTCCTGTGTTTGAAACTGCAAATCCAACTGTATTACCAGTTGAAACTAAGTTTGTAATCGAAACACCAAGTCCAGCAACTGGATTAACAGAAGTGACAACCGCACTTTCTCCGACGCTAACTTGATTAAATGATACCGAAGCATTTGGTGAAACATCTTGTGCTATAGAAATAAATCCATCGAGCACATTAATGAAACTACCAATTCCAACCACTCCATAATCTGTTTTTGATGTAGGTTGGGCTAAGTATGCCATTGTTTACTCCGTTAGATGATGTGCCAATCTCCACCGCGACAGAATATGTTTACCGATTGGTAAGGTACTTCCATAACGTATTTGTCGGCACCATCAATATAACTACCGTCAGTGGTAGTAACGGTGACCTTACGATTTCCTAATGGTGGACCCATCTCTGCTTTCACGATGATTTCACAGCAGTCGATGCAGTTCTCAGGTAATGAAATAGTAACAGGTTCGTCACTGTTGACACCGATATAGTAATCATCGCAAGTAGCAGTATAATCAGATGAAACCAGGACGCTTTTGCACTTACAGGTACACACTCCCGGTTCCCCTTGAGGTCCTGGTGGTCCTTGCGGTCCTGGTGGTCCTTGCGGTCCTGGTGGTCCCGGAGGACCCGGAGGGCATTCATCGGGACAATCATCGCCGTCTATAACTACATTGATATTGTTAGTGCCACCGTCACGAGTATTCAGTATCTCTGTTATTTCGGCACGAATCGACTGAATGTTTCCAAGAACATTTGGATCGTTATTTCTTTGATATTGTGCAAGAAGATTATAAAGATCAATAAGTCTTCTTTCTGCTGAGTCCATAGTTAGTCTCCTTAAAAAAAGAGGGGGAGTTATATCCCCCTTTAGATAACTACTGAACTAAATCAGCGAACAGCGTTGCTGGTGGAGGACTGACCTACACCTGCCATGGTTCCAAAGTTAACCATACCCTGACGGGTCTCAGCAATCTGACTATTCAGAGCGTTGAGTTGTGAATTAACTTGTGAGGACAGGGCAGCAAACTGGTTGTTGAACAGACCATCTCTGACGCCCCAGTAATCTGAACGGCAACCTTGAAGGTCTGTGTTACGCTCAATCAGAAGACGATTGAGTTCATCATTCTTGAGAGAATTGATGAGGTCTCTAGTCTTCTCATTTTCGTAAGCAATTTGCTTGCTGGTGTCATACTTGCTCTCAGCAATTTCTCTGCTGAGTTGATGCTGACCAAGTGCTACAGCAGTAGCAACTTTTTCTGTTGCAAGGGCATTAGCAGCAGCGGTCTTCTCAGTGGCAAGAAGAATTTCAGAAGATAACTTCTGAGATGACATATCTGTGAAAGCTTTCAGAGCAGCAAGGTCACGGGAATTATCAAAGTCTCTTGCTTGAGAAGCAATATAGAAGTCAGCAGCACGTTGCTGAATCTTGTCAGCAGCTTCATCAATTTTAACTTGGTTGTTATGACCAGTGACTAAAACATCACGGTTGGTGTCTTCTGAAGAAGCAGCAATAGCATACTTGACATCACCGAAACCTAATGCTTGCTCTCTACGAATGTCAGAATCGCCAGTGAGAACTGCTTGACGAACATCTGATGCACGAGTAGCAACATCGTAACGGATTTCTCCACGCTCTACAGAACCTTCTCTACGAATGTCTGAGTGCTGTGCTGCAAGTGCTGCCCAAGGATCGGGCATATATACTTGATCTGCCATTTTTTTGTTTCTCCTTAAAGGAAAGAAAGGTTAGTTTGTAGAGCAATACAATCCAGATCTTCCCTGACATAATGCCAGAAGAGTCGAGTCCACAGAAGACTGTAGAAGAGTCCTCTGGGATTATTACACTTCAGAATTGGATTGTATTACCCAATTAGAGGTGAGGCATTAATAAAGGAACCATTGCTGGAATCTTTTAGTAATACATCGGGTCTCTAATGAAGAGGATTGCTCCTCTTATCAATATTTAGTAAATTTATTTTGTCTTAAGATGAACACTTTTTCGTTCTTCTTGCCACTTCAAGAAACCTGCCATAGTATTTGGATACTTTGGTTTTCTTCTACCTCTTGGTTTCTTTTGATGTTTCATAGCGATTTCATAATTACTCCAAGTTAATTCAAGTTCTTCTGGTCCGTTATCGAAGTGATAGAATCCATCTGTCCAAAAGTCAAACGAAGATTTATTTTGTATATGATCGCACCACAATTTAAATGATGCAAATACAAATAACCATCCAAGTCTGAGTTTTGAAAAGAAGTCTTTGAGTGTGATCATTTTTACTCCTTTAAACTCATCATTATATAGTCTGGGGTAAGTAAAAATTTTCATTGACTTCTTTTATAAAGTATTGTAAACTAAATATGAGAAATAACTAAGGAGGTTATGACTTCTTCAACACTTTCACAACCTATTCAACAACGAGGATGGTTTGATGTCCTGGATGACTGGCTTAAACGAGATCGCTTTGTATTTGTGGGTTGGTCTGGATTACTACTTTTTCCCACTGCTTATCTTGCCCTTGGTGGCTGGCTTACTGGCACAACGTTTGTTA